CTTACTTTATCTCAGCGACAGCCCCATCATCACCAACAACAGGTGATCTCTGGTTTGATACCACATCAGATACTATGAAGGTGTATGGTGCGTCAGGTTTCCAGAATGCTGGTTCATCAGTTAATGGTACATCACAGCGCGTAACCTATACAGCAACCGCTAGTCAGACAACATTCGCTGCAACATATGACGCTGGTTATGTAGATGTGTACCTCAATGGTATCAAGCTGATTGATGGTACAGACTTTACAGCAACAAGCGGTACAAGCGTTGTCTTGACAACAGGTGCAGCACTCAACGACACAGTAGAAATTGTTGGTTTTGGTACATTTTCTATCAGCAACTTCAGCATCAATGATGCCAACGATGTGGCTGCATCTGGCGCAACCAATGGTCAATTCCTTCAGTACAATGGCTCCAATTGGGTAGGCGGTACAGTAAGCACCCCAACTTTATCTAGCCTTGGCTTGGACAACCACGATGACATCACGGTTGATGCGTCAGGCAACATGGGCATTGGTACTAGCAGTATTTCACCATACAAACTCCGTGTTTCAGATAGTGCAACTGGTAGTGCCGTTTACCAAAGACTAGAAAACACAGGTACTACTGGTTCTAACAACACTGCCCAGTATCAACTTGCAACAAACAGTAACCAATTGCTCATCAGTATAAATGAGCAGTACAACTACAGCCAGATTTCACAAGCTGGCAATGCAGTAAACCATTATGTGGATGCGGATAATCACATCTTTAGAACCAAAGCTGGCAATTACACAACAATGACCATCGACAGTTCAGGCCGTGTCACGATGCCGTTTCAGCCCAGCTTTGCGGCAACTCGCGGTTCAGGTTCTGTTTCAAACGCTGTTTACGTTTATCCAACCGTATATCACAACATTGGCAACCATTATAATTCTTCTAATGGAAAATTTACTGCGCCAGTCACCGGTTCGTATTTTATTAGTACCAACCATATGAGTGAAAACAACAATACATACAGCAACATGCAATATCAAATTAGGGTAAATGGCAGCGTGGTTCAGAATGTATATAGTTCCAACGGAGGGACTGTACATCACAGGTGGAATTGGTCTGGTGTTATATACTTAACCGCAGGTGATTATGTTGATGTATTTGTACAAAATGGTTTCCAGCTTTATGGACAATCAACCCTATACACGCACTTCTCAGGACACTTAATAGGTTAAACGGAGTAAAAACAATGACACAAACAATACAAATCGAACTGACAGATACTCAGTTCAAAGGCTTAGAATACGCTGCATTGTCTCCGCAAGAGTGGGCTGATAACGCAGTGATTGAAAGATGCCGAATTGCTAACGATGAGATTGTCCAACTGACAGTCCAGAACTGCCTCGACAACGGTATCCAAGTACCAGCGACACGCGAACTTATCGTTGCCTACGCCTTCGACAATGATGTCGTAAAGACCGCAGCAGTGCGAAACGCAGAGGCTGAAGCACAAGCTGCTGAACTAGCGGGGGGTGCTGAATGACCAGAGCAAGAGATATTGCAAATGTAATAAATGGCGTTACGTTTTCTGGCGCAGTAGTCGTTGACAATCAGTTAGACATTGAAGATGTGCATGAAAAAGTAGATGTAATCACATCGACCACTGGAACTCTGACTTTTGATACAGCGGCTCAAGGAGTTGTCCTTGGAACAGCAGACCAAACAGCAAACCGCACCATTAACTTTACAAATGTAAACAGTACACTGGCTATAGGTCAAAGTGTGACTTGCGCTGTGCTACTAACGCAAGGTTCAACAGCTTATTATCTTAACGCTTATCAAGTTGATGCTTCTTCTGTCACTCCAAAATGGCAAGGTGGCACTGCGCCAACGGCTGGTAATGCAAGTGGTATTGATGTTTATTCCTTTACGATTATTAAAACCGCTGATGCTACATTTACAGTACTGGCTTCTCAAACTGCGTTTGCATAGGGAGATTTAATAATGCCTATGCTTTCAACAATTGGCGGTGGTTCAGTTAGAGGACTTGGGTTTGGGTTGGCTTCTGGTGGTTATGTTCCAGACTTAGCCGGAACTTATACTGAGACTAAATTGTCAGCTTCAGATGCTCAGAGTATTGATGAGTTTGGCAAAAATCTTTCAATAAATGGAACTGGTGAATATTTAATTTCTAGTGCAAAAAATGAAGACACTGTAGCCAGTAATGCTGGTGCGGCTTATATTTTTAAAAGGACTCAATCTACTTGGAGCCAACAGGCAAAACTAACTGCATCAGATGGACAAGCAAGTGACAATTTTGGTTATGATGTTGCGATAAGTAAAGACGGAAACTATGCAATCGTCGGGGCTTGGTTTGAAGACGGAGGATCAGGTGATCCAACAAGCAATGCTGGTGCTGGTTATGTGTTTGTCAGATCAGGTTCAAGCTGGACACAACAAGCTAAATTAGTAGCATCAGACGCTGTTGCAAGTGATTTGCTTGGACTGCATGTTTCAATAAACGAGGATGGAACATATATAGCGTTAGGGGCTTCAGGGGAAGACACAGGTGGATCGGCTTCTGGTGCTGTTTATATTTTTGTACGATCAGGTTCAAGCTGGAGCCAGCAACAAAAAATTGAACAAAGCCCATCATATGCAAGTCATGGCTTTAGTAAAGTTTCATTAAATTCAGATGGAACTTATCTTTTAGCTGGAGCAACTGGAGTTCAAGGCCCACCAAATTATAACAGTGAAGGTGCAGTTTATGTCTTCACAAGATCGGGTTCAACTTGGACACAGCAACAAGGCCCAATATTTATTTCAGATGGGCAAGCTTCAGATGTATTTGGAAATTCAGTAGCTATAAACGAAGACGCAACAACTTTTATATCTAGTGCAAGAAATGAAGATGGTGGTTCTGGTAATCCAATAAGCAATGCTGGTGCGGCTTATATCTTTACTAGATCAGGTTCAACTTGGACTGAACAGGCGAAGATAGTAGCGTCTGACGCACAGGCAAGTGACAATTTTGGTCATTCTGTTGCGATTAATAAAGATGGAAATATTGTAGTAGTTGGCGCAATGAATGAGGATGGTGGATCAGGTAATCCAAAATCTAATGTAGGTGCTTTTTATGTGTTTGAAAGAAACGGTTCCTCTTGGACACAAAAGAAAAAAATATTGACATCTGACGGTGATGCTTCTGATTTTTTTGCTAACGAAGTAAGCATTAGTGATGATGGAAACTATATAATTGCTGGTTCGCATGGTGAAGACGGTGGAAGTGGGAACTCAGTAAGTGCTGCTGGTGCAGTTTATGTATATGAAGTTCCTTCTGCATAATAATTTTATATGCTGATGAGGCGTAATAATGACCAAACCAACAGCCGCGACTGTCCAAGCCCAGATTGACACGCACGAAGCCGTGTGCGCTGAACGCTGGAAAGAAACTATTCTGCGTATCAAGCGACTGGAACATATCCTCATTGGCCAAGCAGCCGCACTAATCCTGCTTTTAGTCGCTGACCGCATCTAAAAATCGAGACATATCATGGAGCCTATCCAAAGACGTAATTTGAGAGAGCTATGACAGTGCCGACAAACGATATCAGAATAGATGGCGCTTACATAGTTGCAGGCGTTACTGCGCCTATGTGGGTAACCCAATTGGAAAGTTGGTTTTCGGCTATTGCTGCATTTTTGGCGATAATACTGTTGATTATAAGGATATACAAATCAATCAAAACGGATAAGGATATTGATTGACCCGATGACAGCATATGCTGCGATTACCAGCGCAGCCGGAGCCATATCGTCTGCGATCAAAGCTGGGCGGGATCTGTCATCTTTGTCAGGACAAATAACAAAATACGCAAAAGCTGAAGCAGATCTGTCGCACGGCGCAAGCACAAAGAAGGCAGGCATATTCTCTAAATTAGGTGTTGTTGAGGCAAACGCAATTGAAAAGCACTTTAAGCAAGAAGAGGTAAAGCGATTAAGAGATGAAATGAGAAGCCTGTTCCAGCTTTATGGTTCGCCTGGTCAATGGGAGCGGCTTCAACAAGTCATAGCAGAGGAAAGAGCGCGGCAGCAAAAGGCGTTGAAGTTGGCGCAGCACAAGCGGGATCAGATGATCACGTTTCTTATTATTGCCGGTGCGCTTGTCTTAGCAGTCGTTGCAATCGCGATTTATGTAAAAGTTTTGATGAGTTTTTAATTGAATGACGCTTTGCAAATTGGACGGATCGGAGAATATCTAGCGGCTGCCGTCTTAGAACAAATGGGCTTTGACGTAAACATAATTGCAGGAAAAAAATATGATTTATTGGTTACAGCAAACGAAAAAATGTATCGGGTTCAAGTTAAATCAACTAGTCGAGACAATTCGACAAATAGAGCCAGAAAGCCTTCTTACGAGTTTCGCACTTCTCATGGAAGCAGCGGCAAAAAGCTGTACGCAAAAGGCGAGATGGATATATTTGCGCTTGTCGCTATCGATATTCGCAAAGTGCTGTTCGTTGCGGCTGACTCTATCACGGCTGTCACGAAGCGTGTCCCGCCTGCCGATTTTGTCGGAATTGATTCTGAAAGCAAAAGTTGGGATCAGTCGGTGGCGGCACTTCAAGCGGTGCAAGTGCCGTGACTAGCACCAAAACTTTCCAGCAAAATAGCGAGTACGCCAAATATGACTTGGACTCGGATGGCTGCGTTAGTGACCATGAGTTGGCTATGGCGACAGCTATTGCGGAAAGTGAAGACACTAAAAGAAAGCATTTAGCGCAATTGCGGATGGCTCGATACACGTTAGTAAGCATGGGTCTTTTTACTGTCGCTATGTTTTTTGTACCACTGGATCGAGTCAAGGCACTCAGCGACATCAGCAATCTGTTTTATCTGACCGGAGGCGGTGTGGTTGTTGCTTTTTTTGGTGTTTCTAGTCTGGCAATGAAAAAATGACATACCAAGCGATCATCTTAGTTTGTCAGTTAATGAATCCGTCAAACTGCTATCAGCTAGAGGATCAACTGGGGCCATACCCAGAATTGCGTCAATGTGAGAACCGGGCGTTTGAGATGAGCCAGAAGGTACACGAATACATGCGGGGCTATCGGCCAATTAGCTGGAAGTGCCAGCCACTACCAAGGGGGAGACTGTCAACATGATACAAGCCTTAATAGCTCCGGTAAGTTCGTTACTGGATAAGGTGATACCTGATGCAGATGAACGCGCTAGGTTGAGCCATGAGATTGCCACACTTGCCACTAGGCAGGCGCATGAAAACGCAATGGGGCAATTAAAGATCAACGCCGCCGAAGCCGCTTCAGCTAGCGTTTTCAAGGGCGGCTGGCGTCCAGCCACCGGCTGGCTGATTGTGATTGTCCTTGCTTGGACGTACTTAATTCAGCCTTTTGTAGTTTTTGTTCTAACAGTCATGCATTACGAGTTGCCCGATCTGCCAGTTTTGGAGACAGATGCACTTATGCCAATTTTGCTTGGAATGCTTGGCTTAACCGCCAGCCGTTCATATGAAAAGGTTAAAAAGGTGGCAGCAAGATGAGCATGGGTAATTTTGAATATGCGCTTGAGTTTGTGTTAGGCCATGAAGGTGGATTTGCCAATTTCAAGGAAGATCCAGGCGGCATGACAATGTTTGGCATAACCAAGCGCGTTTATGACGAGTTTTACGGCGCTGACGCTAATGAAGACACGATGCGGAGTATGCCAATTGAAAGAGCGGAAGAGATATATCTAACCAATTACTGGAAGCCAATTAAAGGGGAAGAGTTGCCGTCTGGCGTAGATATTTTTTGTTTTGATTGGGCAGTAAATGGCGGTGTGTCTAGGTCTGGTTACTGCCTTCAAAATGCGCTTGCAATGTCGAGAGAAGAGATCGATGGAGTCATCGGGCCATACACGTTATCCCAAATATTCGATGATGAGTTAAAGAATTACATATACCTGATGCATGAGAACCGCTCCAGCTACTATCACTCGCTGCCACATTTTGACAAATTTGGCAAAGGGTGGCTCCGCCGGAACGATGAAGCGCGTGATCTAGCATATGAGTTGGCTGATTGATGGACACTAAGCAAAAACAATTAACTGACCTTGAGAAGCGGATTGGCGCTGCCAAGAGGCAGAAGCTGGCGATCGAGGGGAGGGAAGACTTTCTAAAGTTCGTAAAATTCACCATGCCCGAGGCTGATGATCCAGATAACATTGAAATGTCTATGTTCAAGGACGCAAAGCACCACAGGGCTTTGGCCAAAGTTCTTGAGAAGGTAGAGAAAGGCCATATTCCGCGCCTTATTGTTTGTATGCCGCCAAGACACGGAAAATCTGAATTGATATCAAGGCGGTTTATTCCGTGGCTTATGGGCAAAGACCCATACCGCAGCGTTATATTCGCCACATACAACGAAGACTTTGGCAAGGATTTTGGAGCAGACTGCCGGAATATAATGTCTTTGCCTCAATACAAGAACGTGTTCCCTACATCGGGATTCCGTAAAGGCGGCGCATCAAAGTCCAGAATACAGACAAATGCTGGTGGCATGGCTGTGTTTGTTGGCCGTGGCGGCTCGATCACTGGCCGTGGTGGCGATTTTGTCATTCTCGATGACCCGATCAAGGATTCTATGGAAGCTGGCAGCCCAACACTAAGGGAGCAGCTATGGAATTGGTTTACTCAGGTGTTGATGACACGACTGATGACTGCCTCGGCATCGATTGTAATCGTCCAGACTCGGTGGCACGAAGATGATCTGGTTGGCCGTTTGACAGACCCCACAAACCCGCATTATTCCCCAGAAGAGGCCAGCAAATGGAAGATAATTAACCTTCCGGCGTTGGCCGAAGAGGATGACCCTCTTGGCCGCAAAGAAGGCGAATTGTTGTGGCCAGAGCGGTTTGACATGGAGTTTATGACGGCACAGCGCCGCCTCGATAGCCGAGGGTTTAGCGCACTTTATCAAGGCCGTCCAACGCCAGAAGATGGGGATCTCTTTCAGCGTGAAAACCTTATGTTCTATAATAAAAAAGAACTGCCAGAGGATCTGCGGATATATGCAGCGTCTGACCATGCAGTAGGTACTGACAAGACACGGAATGACGCAACTTGCTTGCTGGTTGTAGGCGTAGACAAGAACGATGACATATATCTGATTGATTGCTGGTGGGAAAAACAGAGCGCCGACAAGTGTGTTGACGCAATGCTTAACCTTATCCGCAAGCACAAGCCCATATTATGGTGGGCTGAAAAAGGTCACATCAGTAAAGCGATTGGGCCGTTTTTGCGAAAGCGAATGGCTGAAGAGCGCGTCTATTGCTCGATCCATGAGGTTACTCCAGTAGCTAATAAAGTCCAACGAGCGCAATCACTGCTTGGTAGAATGGCGATGAAAAAAGTCTTTTTGCCAAAAAACTCTGTCTGGACGCAAAAGGCTGTTGACGAGCTACTCAAATTTCCTAACTCCCGCCACGATGATTTTGTTGATACACTAGCATGGGTTGGAATGGGATTAGACAGGCTTGCGTCACCTGGTGGTGCAGTAAGCACTAAAGATGAAACTCCCAAGACAGGAACCCTTGCATGGGTTAAGTGGGATTCTGACAAGAGACGTAAACAAGAACGGCTGCTTAGTGCAACTGGAGGATTTTAATGGCACACGATGAAATGTTGATTGTTGCGACTGAAGAAGTCGAAAAAAAGGAGCCGGAGCAGAGACGCAAGGCGCTTGTAAACAATCTGACCGCGAAAATCAAAAACGCAAAAAAGTTTCATGAGGATCCTTTTAAGCAAATGCGCCGTGACATGGACGCAGCATTAAATGGTTTTGATGATACCGCATGGTCAAAAGACCAGTATGTGGCAAATATCCTCCAACGGCATGTGCAACAACGCACGGCGAGTTTGTACGCTAAAAACCCAAAAGCTTCTGCCAAGCGGCGCAGCCGCATGGACTATGAGATCTGGGATGGCGATGAGGACACTTTGAAGCAAGCCTATGAATCGTCTGCGTCTGCTCAGAAGATTGGAGCGCCGATACCTTATGACGCGCAAGTTGTTATTATGGATTATGAAAAAGGCCAAGCGCACCGCAAAATGTTAGACAACGTGTCGAGAACCCTCGAAACATTGTTTGACTATTACATGGCGGAGCAACAGCCGAACTTCAAAGCGCAAATGAAAGCCCTTGTCCGGCGTGTGGTTACAACCGGAATTGGCTTTGTGAAGGTCGGTTTTCAGCGTGAGATGGACAGAAGCCCAGATGTGGCGGCAAAGATTGCTGATGTCCAAGCACAGATTGACCATATCCGTAGACTGACTGAAGAAGTGTCGAAAGGCGAGATCGATCGAGATGACGCTGAGATGGAAGAGTTGATGCTGTCTCTAAAGTCATTGATGGGCGCGCCTATGATTACCGTCAGGGAAGGTCTTGTCTTTGATTTCCCTGAGTCCAACAGCATTATTGTTGATCCAATGACACGGCAGATGCGTGGATTTGTTGGCGCAAGTTGGGTTGCCCATGAAATGTATCTCACTCCTGATGAAGTTAAGGAGATATACGATGTCGATCTAAAGGATAAATATCGTCAGTATGACATCAAAGGCCGTTTGATGGGGCCAGAAGATCAGTACCAAAACCGTAGCAGCTATGACGATATTGACTCTGAAGCCGCTAAAGAAGGTCTGGTTCTGATTTGGGAATACTATGACCGCAAGGCCGGTGTCCAATATTGCATTGCCGATGGGCATGATGACTTTCTCCGCGAACCAATGGCTCCAGATGTAAAGGTCGAGACATTTTGGCCAATATTCACCCTTGTCTTTAATGAGATCGAGCATAAAGACCATCTTTATCCGCCATCAGATATCAGTCTGCTTATTCCAATGCAGCACGAATACAACCGAGCCAGACAAGGTCTGCGGGAGCATCGCCGCGCTAACCGGCCTAAATATGCTGCGCCTGCCGGTGTTCTTGAGGAAGCAGATAAGGAAAAACTTGCGACCCATCCGGCAAACGCAATCATCGAACTTCAAGCAATGGCGGCTGGCCAGAGTGTTGGCGATGTCATCCAGCCAATCAAACAAATTGGTATTGACCCCAACCTTTATGAAGTTAAGACCATTTTTGATGATATCCAGCTAGTTGTTGGCGCTCAAGAAGCGCAATTTGGCGGCGTATCGAAAGCAACAGCAACCGAAACATCGATTGCTGAGTCTGCTCGGATGTCATCGATGGGCGCAAATGTTGACGAATTAGATAGTTTTATGAGCGAAATCGCCAGAGCCGCTGGGCAAGTTATGTTGCTTGAGTTGTCCATCGATGAGGTTAAGAAGATCGTTGGGCCTGGTGCTGTTTGGCCAGAAATGTCAAGAGACACCGTCCAAGAAGAGATTTTTTTGGAGATCGAGGCTGGATCGACTGGCAAGCCAAACCGCGCCGCAGATCTTGCAAACATAGAGCGCATCATGCCGTTCTTGCTCCAAATACCTGGCATCAACCCTGTATGGCTTGCTAAAGAACTGCTTAAACGCCTTGACGATAAGCTTGAGATAAACGAGGCCATTGCTGATCAAATTCCATCGATTGTGTCTATGAACCAGATGCAAGGACAAGGAACTGGTGATCCGGCAATGCAGGGGCCGCAAGCTGGCGGCGCTGCTAATGCGCCTCAACAATTACCATCTGGATCGCTGCCACCGATGGGGAACCGGTAATTTTGGCGGCACTGTTGAAACATACGATCAAAAAAGTATATAATGATCTACAAACAAAGGACGATAAA